ACACCAATTAGATATGCTGGTGGTAAATCTAAAGCATATAAAATCATTACTGAACATATCCCAAAACTTCCATATCCACAACGAATTATTTCACCATTTATTGGTGGAGGTAGTTTAGAGTCTAAGTGGTCATCTGAATTAGATATTGATGTTTATGGGTTTGATATTTTTCATGCACTTGTCAACTTCTGGAATGTTTTGCTAATCTCACCAAATGAGTTTGCAGATAAACTTCAGGAGTTGTCTCCTACTAAAAAAAGATACGAAGAAATTAAAGATCTTTTACTTAAGTGGGATTATACACAAGAAATGCTTAAAGATTGGAATACTGATCATTACAAACGTACTCCTATTCATTTAGATAGCATTACTGCTGCTGCATATTATTATTTTAATCATAATCTTTCTTATGGTCCGATGTATATGGGGTGGATAAGTAAAATATATGAAAGTCAAACAAAATGGGATAAGATGGTACATTACATCAGATCTTATCACAATCCTAAACTACATGTAGAAGAACAAACATTTGATCAAGTAATTCCACACTATCAAAATGATTTGTTATATCTTGACCCTCCATATTATTTGGAAAAGGATTCTGATAATAAGATGTTAAAAGGAATGTATCCTAACTGTAACATTGATGTGCATCATAAAGGATTTGATCATGAAAAGTTGAGAGATTTGTTACATAATCACAAAGGTAGTTTTATTCTCTCATATAATAACTGCGAAACAATCCGTGAGTATTATAAAGACTTTGAGTTACATTATCCCAAATGGCACTATTCATATCAAGCAGGAGAAACAAGAGTCGGAAAGAATAAGGAAGATCGTGGTGTGTCTCATAGTAAAAAAGAGTCTCATGAGATCTTAATTGTTAAATCGTAACTAAAAGGGGGGACGTGTAAAGTGTCCCTATAGTGTAACCACCGAAAACAAATGGACGACTTTGATGACATTTCAATTGAAGAGTTCTCTTCTTTTGATTTTGTAGAGGAGATGAACGAATCTATCGAACAAGATGAAAAGTTCGATGTCAATGATTATCTCAACTCAAACATTGATTACTAATGATGACTCCCGACACTTTCAATTTCACTGGTGATGCCGTAACCTATTTGGGTTTTGTCGGTGTTATCTCCACACTGATTATTATCGTAACTGCATTCACACGTTTCTACAAATCACCCCTCAACAAGTAAATGACCAACACTGTAAACGTTCTGCCTCATCTCAAAGAACTTCGTGATTCTTGGAGGAAACAAAACTTCAACTTCACAGAAGAGCAACAAGAAAAGTATGAACTTTTGACTCTTGCCCGACATGAAAGAATACGTTTCTTCAAAGAAAATGATCTCGTAGCAAAAGGACCAAAAGTTTCACCTACCGAGGAGGTAATTGAAGACGAAGAGTATTGATTAAAAAATCAGTTTGAGAAGTGTCCACCTTCCTGCCTTTTTGGTGGGAAGGTGCTTTATGGTATAAATATATCAAAGGTTCTCCACATTGCTAAAATGAAGTCTTTTCCTGAATTTTGTAAAGAAGCATATGATGCTGAGTTTAGGTCTGGGGCACAAATAATTAGTCCTGGTGAGGGTGGACGTATCGGTAGAAAAAGAACAAAAACTGATCCAGAAGTTACAGGAAAAAAAGCAATTGGTGGTGGTAAGTTTGCACCTCGTAAAAGATATAAAGATCGTAAAGATATTGGTGTTCCAAAACCAACATCTGTAACAGTTCAACAACCAGAAGGAGAACGTGGGTCTAGTAAAGTTGCAGCAGCACTAATGGCAGCATCAAAGGAAGAAAGAAAGAAAGCAGCACTGAAAAGAATTGCCGCAAAAAAATCTGGCCAATCTTCAACAGAAACTAAACCAAAACCAAGAGATTTAGAAAGAGGGGCATCTTCACTTCTATCAACTAAAACAAAAGCACCAAAACCTGCTCCTGGATATACTCCACCTAAACCATCTGGTCTCTCAAATAAAGAACAAAAAGCAACTGTTAAAAAAGGTGAACGTGCATTAAGAGATGAGGTTATTGATTCAGTGAACGCAAAGAGAAAGAAAGAAGGAAAACCTCCAATTAAATCTGAAAAAGAACTTAAGAACAAATATACTTCTAAATGATTATAAGGGGGGACGTGTAAAGTGTCCCCATAGTGTAACTACTTCAAAATTATGAAAACTGTGAATGTTCCGATCACAACTCTTGAGACTCTGATTGAGCATCTTGCAGATGCGATTAATGTTTGCTATAATGTAGATTCCAAATCCAAACGTAGTGAACTATCTTATCCTTATGCGACAGGATATAGTCGTTCGGCAATGCTCAGTATTCAGGAGCAACTTAAGAATCTGAAAACACAAGCAAACTGAACTTCATCATTATCACCAAACCAATGATTTCTCTTCGTCCTCACCAAATTCGTGGTGTTGATGCTATGTCCAAGCACAACAAAGGTCAACTTATAAAACCAACTGGGGCAGGGAAAACTCTTACTATGATTGCTGATGCACTCAAAGAGTTTGCTAAAGAAACTCCACAGACCATTGTTGTTGTTTGCCCTCGCATTCTGCTTGCAGAGCAGTTATCCAGTGAGTTTCTGGAGTTCATTGTGAATGCAGAAGTTCTTCACGTTCACAGTGGAGAAACTCATCACGAATCCACCACAAATCCGGATACAATCCGTCAGTGGGTGGATACTCATAACTCACGTCACAAGTTGGTATTCACAACCTATAACTCTCTTCAACGTCTGGTTGATGCCGAGATTGATGTTGATACGATATATTTTGATGAGGCACATAATTCCGTCAAACGCAACTTTTTCCCTGCAACAGAGCACTTCTCTGCGAATGCAAATCGTTGCTACTTTATGACTGCAACTCCAAAACATTCTCTTACGGTGTCTAAACCAGGAATGAATCTTCCTGAGGTTTATGGTAATGTCATCTGTCAAGTTCCTGCTCCTGAATTGGTGAATCAAGGTTACATATTGCCCCCTAAAGTTGTCATCAAGCAACTTGCGATGGTGCAAGACAAGCAGATGATATATGAGAGAGATGCAGACAATCTACTGGAAACGATTGATGATCAGAGCATCAGCAAGATTCTGATTTGTGCTCGCAGCACCAAGCAAATCGTTGGGTTGATATCACAATCTCCTTTCTGTTCTGAACTACAGAAACGTGGATATTCCTGGATGATGATTACTGCCAAGACTGGTTCTGTCATTGACGGCAAGAAAGTCAATCGTGAGGTATTTTTTGATACTCTCAATGCCTGGGGCAAAGATTCATCCAAGAAGTTTGTTGTGATACATCATAGCATTCTATCTGAGGGCATTAATGTATCAGGATTGGAGGCAGTATTGTTTATGCGTAATATGGACTACATTGGTATTTCGCAGACTATTGGACGTGTGATTCGTTTGGGTGACTCATCCAAGAAGTTTGGTCTGGTTGTTGTTCCCGTGTATGATAAAGTTGGTATCTCAACTTCACGATCCATTCAGGCAGTTGTTGATACTATTTTTCACAAGGGAGAACCAGCAATATCGGTGGTTCGTAGGTGAGACTCAATGAGACCCCAGTCCACCACTGGGGTCAAAACCTGATTTTTTAACGATTCTATCCTAGGGGTGTGATAGGTCATTTACCACAAACGAAAACATCGATTTTTTGGAAAGTAACACAAATGAATGAAGGATTCTTGATTGATAAGGGTGTGTATGCAGCAATACCTTTCGTGGGGCAACTTATGATACTACATGATGGGCAACAGTTGAAGTTATGTAGAACTGAAAGTTCTGCAAGGAAATATATTGATTCCTTAAGAAAGGGTAAGAGTGTTGCACAACTACCCATAGAATAAACTCAAGGGGGGACGTGTAAAGTGTCCCTATAGTGTAATGGTCAACCCTTCAAACCAAATGATTTTTTATGACACATCTAATTGACCATTTAGAATCTGGTGTAAACTGGAGTAAAGTTTTTGGTGTTGTTGATTCTCTTTATTCTGATAAAGGATTCTGCTCTAATGCTGATAACTTTGCCCGTTCAACTGCTGTAGAAAAAGCACTCGCAAAGTTCTCAAATCTTATACGAGTTGATCAAAACGGATATGATTTTGTCTGGGAGGATAATAATCAGAAACTTATTAAGATTGAAATGAAGATGGGAAAGAATTTATTTTATAGACGTAAAGATATTAATGCCACTAAAAAGTTTAAGGTCAAATCTTTTCTTTCTGAAACAAAGACAGTTGAAGATTTCAAACAAAATTCCACTTACGATTATCTTTTGGCAATTGATCTTACTGCTCGTCGTGTTGTAATTGTGGAAGATGAAATTGCCCGTTCTTTATATCAAGAAGGTGCAGATGGTGCAATGATTGAATTAAAACTTGGTGACTATTATCAATGTAATATTGGTGAAGTTAATTCTATTTTACCACCTCTAAAATTATCAAATTCGATTGATGAAGCAATTGAAAGGTATTTGGATTTTTGAAAGAAGGGGGGACGCACAAAGCGTCCTTATAGTGTAACCACAAACCAAAAAATTATGGCACATCAAACTGTTCTACGAATCAACAAATCATCTTGGGCAGCAGGTAAAAACTATCATGTTGGAATGAAAGGTATTGAAGCAACATTCACTTGCCAACCTAATTGGACAATTAAATATGAAATGGGTACGGACGAAAATGGATTTGAGGCATTACGAGTTTGGAATGAAAAAATCTAACTAATCCCATGAAGAACACACACTTAGAACATCCAGAAGATTGTATTCTTGCAGGTGACCTATCTGTACTGAATTGGTTCACTGCAAAATCAAAGATTACCGTTAAAATTGATGGTTCTCCTGCAATAGTTTTTGGTACAAACCCAGAGAATGGTAAATTCTTTGTGGGCACTAAAAGTGTCTTCAATAAAATCAAAATCAAAATCAATCATTCCCATGAAGAAATTGATGTAAATCATACGGGTAAAGTTGCAGAAATTCTTCATGCTTGTTATGATTATTTGCCACGCATCTCTGGTATTATTCAGGGAGACTTTATTGGTTATGGTGGTTCTGACACTTATTGCCCCAATACTATCACATATAAGTTTCCAAATGTAATCACTCAACCGATCATCTTTGCCCCTCATACAACCTATTCTGGGAGCAATCTTCGTGATTGTAGTGCATCCTTCGGTGCGAAAGTTCGTGCCTGTTCTAATGTCTTATGGGTGCGTCCCAGAGTGTCTATAACTGATGATCGTGAAGATATTCTTGACTTCTGTAACTTTGCCAGACAGATGAGCACTTTGTGTGAATTTGTGTCCGAAAAAGAAGCAGTCAAGATCAAGAAAGAGATCAACCTTTGTATTCGTGAGAATCGCAAAGTGTGTGAGTATGAAATTGCCGAGAAGTGTAATTGTGACAAGAACCTGATTAGATTGTGGAAACTTGTAGAGTCCATAAAAATGGATTTGTTCTTCTACATTCGTGCCGACAGAAACATTTCTTGCGAGATTGATGGTCGCAGTAGTGAACACGAAGGATATGTGATTACTAACAAGTATGGTTCATACAAAGTTGTGAATCGCACAGAGTTTAGCAGACTCAACTTCACTCTGGAGAAATCTTGGAGTTAGTAAGGGGGGACGTGTAAAGTGTCTCTATAGTGTAAGCACCAAACTCAGATCATGCCTTCCTTCATTCAACACACTACCAACCCAACAATTGTTGAAGTTGGTGTAGAGTTCTTTCTGCCCACAGATTCTACTTCATGGATTCCGAATGGTTTTGATATGGTAGAGTTATGTGTGGATGCTGATGAACTTGAAGATGATCGTTCAGCAACCCTGTGGGAAGCAGCAGAACGATTCTGTGATAGTATTGGTGTTGTTTTCTCTCAAGTAATTGAATCGGAGTTGTGGTAATGTCTTATTTCTCTTTAACTATTGAGAGTTCAAAACATGATTGAAAATCGTGCTCGTATTCTTTCCAGTTTCATTATTTGTTTTGCCTACATTATCACAATGTATCACGACACAACTTTAGGTTGTAGATTATATCTGGTGGGCAATTCTCTTGCCATTCCATATATGATTCGCCATAAGTGTTGGGATATTGTTGCTCTTTTATCTTTTCTAATTGTTGCTGGTTTACCAAAGGTTTTCTCATGAAATTCATCGTCGATCTCTATGTTGGTGGAAAAGTGTTTAAGGAACAGGTGCAGGCAAATAACAATCAGGATGCAAAAGTTACGGCACTTGCACGTAATCCAACTGCAAAAGTCATTGGAGTGAATGTAAGTTTTAAGTAAGTATGTTCAAGGGGGGACGTGTAAAGTGTCTCTATAGTGTAACCACTCAAATCAACCAATTCAAATGTCAACTCGTTCACGCATCGGTATTCAACTCGCAGATGATTCAATTCTTTCAGTATATTGCCACTATGATGGATATCCTGAGTTCAATGGTGTCAAATTGGTTGAACATTTCAACTCTTATGAGAAAGCAGCAGAATTAATTGATGGTGGTGATATTAGTTGCCTGTGGACTAATACTGGTTGGAATAATGAAGTTCTTCCAACTACAGGTGCTCTTTATTATTCTTCCAGGGG